AAGAGGATAGTACATCCTACACTACCCGGGCAATCAGTTGGGCTTCCACCTATAGCATAAGAATTTACAGTTCTAAATTCTACTGTATCTCCATTACTTAAACTACTAATTGTGAAATAATAATCACAAGTTAAACTATTGATAGTTCCTAATGTAGTCCATCCTCCAGAATTTACTTGATATTGAATACTATTACTAGTATTTATATATTTTCCATACACTAATAATTCTGTAGCTGCTGTAGTTGTAGTTGTTGTTGTACTAGTAGTAGTGGTGGTTGGTGATGTAGTTGTAGTTGTTGTTGTACTAGTAGTGGTAGTTGTTGTAGTAGTTGTAGTTGTTGGTGATGTAGTTGTACTTGTTGTTGTTGATGTTGTTGTAGTAGTAGGAATAGTAGTAGTAGTAGTTGTTGTACTAGTAGTTGTTGTTGTAGTACCACTAATAACTGTAGCTGTTACTTTAGCTTTATTACTAGTTAAAGAACATCCGTTTCCACATAAACTATTTACAGTATAGTAAACATCATAATTACCTGATGATGATACATTTAATGTAATAGTACCATCTGAATTAACAGTATAATAAGCAGCATTACTACCATATAAAACAACAGATCCTGTATCTATAGCACATGATCTGGAAATATCATTAGTTAAAATAGAAATTATTTTAGAACCTGTATCTAATGCAGAATATGTAACAACATCATTTACAGCTACAGGAGGTAAAGGAAACATTAGTTGATAATCAGGATTAGTAATAATAGCTAATCCGTGAGCATAAAATATATTTCCTATATGAGTACTTCCACTATATATATTACCATTACCATCATCTGTCATAAAATAGGCAGAAGATGATAAGTTAAAACTGTAAGGTAATATTTTAGAACCATATACATCTTGATTAACAGCTAATACTCTTATTCCATCACCTACTCCTGTTGGAAAATTTTTTACTAAAAGAGGATTAGTATTATAATCAAAATAAGCTCCTGTAGGACGTTGTTGTGATGCTGATTGGTAAGTATCAATACTAAACATTAAAGATCCTGTATCTAGACTACCACTAAATTTTTGATAAAATAAATGGTTTATAGAATCATAAACTAATCTTTCATACTGGTCGTTAGTAACAGGGTCAGTAAAGAAATTGTTAGGACTAAAAGTACCTGTTATAAAAGTACCTTTGTAAATATTAAAATAACCATTACTAAGTGAAGGACAGGAAAATGGTAAATTCCACTGCTTATTAGCAGCATACGAAACTGAAGTTATGTCAGCCTTGCTTAATTGTTTGAATGAAGACATGCATTAATAATCTAGCTTAATTCTAATTAAGGCCTCTTTAGTAAAATCTTTAACTAATGGTTTACTTAATTTAGCTACAGCTAATAATTCATTATTATCATTATACATACCAACTGTAGTAATGTAAGTCTGAGGGTTATTAATCAATGTAGTATATAATAAGTTACCGTTTGCATCTATAATAGATGGGTTAGTTGTATAATTAAATTCACTATTTTTTACTCGTGTAAAGAAGAAACGTGAAGATACTGTTTCATTTGATTGAGCTTGGAAATTAGCTCCTCCGGAAACAGCACTAAATAATTTTAAATGGTTATTTACAGAAGAAGTAGCTAAACTAGCTGCTTGAATAAATGGTGTTAATGAACCAGAAGCATCTAAAACAACAAATCCTAAATCAGGTAACATAATACCATAATAAGGAGAGGTTGCAGCACTAGAAGTATAAGCATTACCATTACTACCGCTAATAATATAGAATACTCTATTTTCTCCAATAAAACGAGTTAATGAAGTAGTATTACTATCATCTGTTAAATTGATAACAGCACTTCCACTTCTTAAAGTTAAATTAAATGTTCCAGGTTGAATTGATTGTTTATAGCGAGAACGAGCAATATTAATTACATAGATTTGATTTGCCATTGTAGTACCGTTATCAAAGCTAAAATTATCAGTTTCAGTACCATAAACTAAATTTCTATATTGACCATATACAACACGAGATGGAGAATATCCTTGTACTGTAGGATTAATAGGTGCTGAACCTGATCCATAAATGTGGCCATATTGGATATCAAATTGCATTTCAGATCCGGTTGATGAAGGATTTCCATTATATACATCTAAATAATATTCTGTATAAGTACTAGAGGTAAAAAAGGTAGATAAAGTATAAGCATCTCCAGTCCACATAGCTCTAACTACGCTTTCAGCACTTATTACTGAATCTTCGGTATTATATCTTACAAATGACATTTTTAGTTTATTTTAAATTTTTAGGTAGTTGATACTTTTTGGATATTTAAAGGAATAGTAATTCTTGCACCACTATCTCTACCAACTACAGTAATTGTAGTAGCTAATGTTGTTAATGAAGTACCAAACAATGTATTAACTGTGGTACCAGTTAGAGTAAATGATGTACCAATTTCTGATTTGGATAATACAGTGCCAGTAGTTGTGTTTAATTCTGTAGTACCTACTGTAGTTGTAGTGATACCTGTACCTTGGAATGAAGATAATAATCTAATATCAGCAATAGTTGCAATATATCCATTAGCTTCAAATGTAGAAGTAGCACCTAAATAATTTAATGTTTGAGGTGTAATTGTTAATGAAGCACCTTGTTTCAATATAATGGTATTGTAACCTAAGCTAACAACAGGTAAACGGGATGTTCCGCGAGGTAATGTAGTTAATGTATAACGCATAATTTGCGTATCTTCAGGAAATGCCTGAATAATAGGCATAGCTTCAATTGCCTCACCATAAAATGCAGATCCTGATGGATGATTTGGATTATATAAAGTATAATCAATTTCATCATCTGCTAGTGAGAATTGTGTAATTTGAAATGAGCCATCATTACGAGCCAATAATTCACGGCCCTTTGTGGTTAAAATAGCGTCTACAGTTACTACTGTGTTATTTAATATTGCCATTGTTGGTTATTTGTTGTATATACTATAAATATGTTAAAATTATGTTTTTAGTTATGGAAGGTAATTATTTATTACTGAAACTATAGCTTCATAATCATTATAAGCTAAAGGAACGAATGATGCTGATATAGGAGATGTTGAACTTGTTATATAAGCTATCATTGACCCAGATGTAATATTATTTAAAGTAAGTGAAAGATCAAAACTTCCACTTCCAGAAACAGAAAGAATATAAGTATTTCCTGAGATAATTGAAAAAGCACCGGTGCTTGATTCTATATTATAACTTAAATAAGTAGTTGCAGAAGAAGAATCATATAAATTAAGTCCACTTCCTGATAGTTCCCCAGATGAAAATGAAGAATCTATTGTTAAATCCCAATAAAACCCACTATATGATTCAGTAAGTGGTGATGTGGGGTAGAAATTATTTAAAGATATTAAATTAGGAAAGGGTGGATAATATAAATTAGTATCTTCTAACGGAAATGAAACTACATTTGTACTTCCGCTATAAGCATATATTCGAGCAGTAGCTGCTGTTCCTCCAAAATCAGATCCACTAATAGTGGCGTCATATGCACTACCAGATATTTGTAAACTAGTTATATCATACCAGTAATAAGGAGAAGGTTCAGTTGGTCTTATTAAAACTAATGATTGTTGAGCAGGTGTATAAAATAAATCTTGTGCCATTATTATTGAAGATCAGGATTAAGTGTTTTAAATATATTACCTACAGCATTTTTAACAACATTATTAGCATCGTTTGGTATTAATATTGTTTGTGATACTTCTCCTGGTTGTTTTTTAAAATTTATAATTACAGATGTTTCATCTGGTTTTGGTCTAAATATTGCAAAATCTTGGGCAATATTTGTTATAAACGAACCAGTATTAATATTACCACTTAATGTAACATATATTCCATTAATAGATGAACTAATGTTTGTTATTTCATAATATGTTGAAGCAGGAGAATTAAAAGCTCCTATTCTAACTAAATCATATTTTTGTAATCCAAATGTATCTGTTACTGGGGAATAATACTGAGAGGTGGGGAGTTGTGGGGTAAAAGTTGAACTTGTTGTAAACAAATAAGAAGCAGATGGACTAAATAATAAAGTATTTACTGAGCTAGTTGTGAATAATTGGGGAACTTGCTCATATGATGAATTATATTCAAATAAAGTAACAGTAGTATTAGGATCAAATATTTGAAAAAACCCTCTATTTAAAGTAGGCACATTAGTTACAGATGAAGGTACACCATTTATAAAAAACTGAAAGAATTTGGTTCCTTTTCCATTATTTTTACCCATAGCATTAGAAATATCTATAATGTAAAATCTAAATCTTATATATTCACCTGCAATAAGTGATTTTTGAGTTTCAACTTTAAGATTATAAACTTGATAACCATATGGCTGCAGGTTTCTGTTATCTAGACTAAATGCTAAAGTATTAAATGACCCTAAAGAATAGGCAACCCCCCTTTGTTGAACTGTAGATAATGTAGTAGCCTCTAAGAATTTCCAACTAAGATCATCAGTTATATCAGCACCAACAGGGCATCTTTCAACTACCACTACTGGTTTAAAAACAACTACTCCATTTAATTGTTCGTCATTTCCTGTGTATACAAAAGGAATAGAACCACTTATAATATAAGTACCTGTTCTTGGAACTTTATATACGTTATTAGGACTACCGGATTGAGTAGTATATGTAAGGGTATTAGGCTCTGTATTATATCCTCCATTTGAGTAATTATTAAAATTAAGTAAATCAAAAGGATACACATATACATTATTATAGTCAGGATTAGTGTTTCTTTGAGAATCATCCCCTCCTATTCTATAATTAGAAGTACTAGGAATACCCATACTAGATCTAGGAGGTAAAGTAAAGTTAACTTTATTTCCATCATTTTTAAACTTCCAAGAAGTAAAAGTATATGCTGGTTGAGCCATTGGTTTTCCTAAAGTTGTAGCTCCATCGATTCCATTAATTTCCCACTTATATCCTGTTATAGGGTCATTTGTTGTACCACCGTCTGGAGGAGCATTTATAGCTGCAACTTTATTAGTTTTATCAGCAATGTATGAATAATTATCTCTACAAAATGCTTTTATACCTAAATTTACAACAGATGAACTAATAGGAGAAGCATGAGTGAAATTTAATGTTTCATTATTTTCTCTAAATAATATTGGATCATATGAAAATCCACCTTTCCATATTGTTTTAGTACCATCTAATGTTGTTTGATTAGACGGAACTTTAACATCAGAAATAGATAATACTACAGGATCTCCTGATTGGAATGTTCTTTGAACTTCTGGTAGGTTTAGGTTTGCTCTAGATAATTCAGTTAAATTATTACTAGCATCTACTAAATATTTTAAATTAATAGATGTTTTATCATAGAAATTTAAACTTTGAGATGGTATATTTTTAACCCAAGCTACTTTTAATGAATTAAGATCTATAGCTGCTGTTTTACCATATGATTTATCACCCGTTACTATAGTACGCCCATCTGATCCTGTGTAGGATCCACTAGTATAGGTATTATATAATAAACTTGTTATTTTAGCTCCATCATAACGTGAAGTATTATATGACCTTAAAGATAAATATGAATCTTGTAATTCAGCAGGAGTTAATATACTTCTAGTAGTTCCATAGACGTATTCTATATCTTGTCTAATATTTGAAACAACACTTTTAGAAACATTATTTAATAATACATTCCAGTCTGAATGTAAAAATGAATTTAGATTAATACTTTCACTTATAGTATGTTGTAAATTCCATACGTTCCAATCTCCATCATATGGATTAAAATCATCTTCAAAATATTGATTAACATCAATAACACTACCACTTAATTCACCAGTAAAGAAAGGTGATTTATCTCCTTGTAAATCAACATAAAGTTGACCATATTGAGCACTAATAGCAGTAGGATCATAGTTAGCATCATATACACTTTGTGTATAAGCATTAGGTACGGAATAAACTACTTTATTACGTTCAAGTACTGGGGAATTTATAGTAACGCCAGTGGATAAACTTGCTCTTTCAGGAATAAAATCAGCAAGCATTTTAAATAATGAATTATCAAAATATTCAATTAATCTGATGAATCCATTGTAATCTAAAAGCGAGCCAGTAAAACCAGGATAACCTGTTACTCCTGTTTCAAAATATAATTTGCGTTGAGTATCTAAATCTGGATATGAAGCACTATATTGTTGTCTTGGATCTCCAATATAATTGTCTAAAACCCACGTTGGGTTATTAGAAGAAATAGCACCAGATATATAAGTGTCTATTTGGGTTTCAGGACTGAATGATATATCAATATAGTGTAAATCATCATCTCTAAATGCAGATGATGCTGTAGGGAATGTTTGTAAACTTAATTCAGATGATAATACACTACCTGTTATTGTATTAATTACAATTCTTACTTTATCATTATTGTATCCTTTAATTAAACCAGATTTAAGTGAACCACCAAACTCTTTAACATTTAGTATACTAGCTGTAGCAGCACTACCTGTTGGGATATAATATGTTATTGCATTTGATCCACTATATATTGTATAATAAGTTTGATTTGGAATACCAAATGTAGTCATTAAATAATTTAAACCAGCAACAGTACCTTTAGTTTTTAATAATAAAGGTAAGTTATGGTAAATACGTTTGTATAATTCTGCTACTAAATCAGCGCGTGGAATGTTATTTAAATAGCTACCTGTAATAGTAAAATTATTATCAAATACACTACTACCAGTATTAGCACCAATTAAATAATCTGCTACGCTATTACCTGCTTGTGAATTATATAATTTAACACCTAATGATTTTAATTGTTGGTATACTAAATCTTTAGATATACCTTTTTCTAGGTTATTGTTTGCTAAATTAATATCAGTAATTGCACCTATATAAATCCAGATATTATCAAAATAATGCCCAACCATATTTAAAAAGGTCAAAAAGGGAGCATTATTACCATCATCTTTAATAAAAGTAGGAACAGCATATTCTAAATTATCGTAATTATTTAGATCATATGTTTCAGCAGATCCTGTTAAAGCATTATACCAGTTGATTACAGTTGCTGAACCTGTTGATAGTAATATAAAAGGTTTATTAATACTTGATTTAGGCCAAGTATATGAACTAGACTCAAAATACAAATAATATTCATATCCATCAAAATTAGATATAATATTAGATATACTAGCTGAATATTGGTTTATATTTGTTTGGAGAGAAGCTGTTGTGGCAACAAATGGAGTATATTTGTTTATAAAATTTTGATAATCTTCAATTTCTTTAACTTTTGTATAGAAATTTTTTACACGTTGTTCAGCAGACCCAAAGAATACAAAGTTATCAAAATTAGTATAATCAATATTAATATCAATACTTTGTGATACTAATAAATTTTGAATTTGATTATATGATGAACTTTGTAATGTTTTTAAATTAGTAATTAAATTATTATAACTACCATATGAAGTAGCAACGGTACCTTGGTTTTCAATTTGTATATTAAAATTAGGTCCTCTTAATTGTGGAGGAGGGGGAGGAGTAACGAATAAATCTAAATTAATAGTAAAAACATATGGAGTTACTTTTTCTTCAACAATCCATAATGTTTGTTTTTCTTGTACACTTAATGGTAAAGGTTGATATAATTTAAATAATATTTCATATCCACCTGGATCTGGATTTAGAGCAACGTTAACTGCTACATATTGTGTGTTATCTCCAAAATTTAATAAATAATCTACATAGTAGTCTGAATTATTAATTTTGTCTATTAAAGCTAAAGAGCCGCTTTCAATTTGTTCATTGGTTAAAGTAGTAGAAGCTAACGCTATTTCTGTTCTGTCTTGAGAAATAGTTTTAACAAATAAACCTTGACTAAGGTAATCAGAAATTTTATTTTGAAAAAAATTATATTGAACAGAAAATTCACCAGATGAATACCCTAGATTTTGTAAATCTTTAACAGGATCTATTTCGATAATAGGAAATAATGAACTAGTAGGTGTTGCTAAAGTAGAATCTATACCAACATCCGTTGTTTGAATTTCTCCTCTTGTATTAGGAGGATTAGATATTCCTGGGGTAAGTCCTGTGGTTGATGGTAGTTTATAGCTAAGATAGTTATAGTTAAAATTTAATAAATTTCCCCCTATATCATAAGTAAAATATTCAATATAGTCTCCAGTTCCACCAAAATTTTCTTGTAATCTTCTAGAAGAAATTAAAGCAGCATCTTGGCTAGAATAACGTGGAATTGTAGTAGTACTTACAATATTACCTACTATTTTAATATTATTAGCCATTATTGTCTAACTTGATTTATTTCGTTTAACGCTGTTTGTGTATCTAAAACTTGTTGTCTTAAAGATGTAATCTCATCAAGTAATGCTTGAACATCATCTTGACTTATTACTATTCCTAAATAATCTGCTTCACGTTGTAAAATAAATTGATGTGAATTAGTATCTCCTTCTTTAGGAATTTGATAAAACAATTGATCATATAATTCAAAAAAATCATCTAAGGTAAAAATTGGAGTTGGTTCAGCCTGTTGTTGATTCAATAACTGGCTAAACTGGGTATTGATTACTTTACCAAATTGATTTTTATCAAATACCTGTTTTTCTATAGGAATTTGTGACATTATCTTATAACTTTAAAATAATAATTTTCATCATATACTACAATTTCCCCATTAGATAATTCAGTTTTAATCAATAATTTATAATATCTTTCTGGTTCTAGTCCATTCATATATACATCAAAATAACTACCACTTGGGTCACAGCTAATTTTAGTATAATTCGTGTCATAATCTACGACAATTTCTTCAGTATCCAAGTCTTTTATTGACCAATATGAAGATGTTGGTAAAGCATAATTAACTAGAGCATAACTAAACGATGATGTTTGGAATGTTCTAGGTGGATATTTTGTTCTTGCTTTAACTCTAAAACGTTGTATTGAGTCTTGTTGGTATGTATTTTTATTATTACCTATACTAATTACATATAAATCAGAATCTACTACTGATTGGGATCCAGTATTATATGTAAAATCATTCCATCTTATTTCAAGAGCAGGAGGATAAATAGTATGGGTAGTAGATGAAAAATATTTAGTCTCAAATTTAGAAGCAGTAGTAAATTCTATTGAACTGCTGTGTTTAAGAATAAATCCATAATTAGGAATACCATTATTGTAAATAGCATTTACAGTGTTAGTTACTTTTAGTTCAATATCTTTAGTAGATATAAAAGTAAAAGACTGAGATGCTTCAAATTGAGAATCAGTATACCATAATCCACCTCCTACATTTGAACCAGATTGATAAGAACCTGTTGTACCAGCAGGAAAAGTTGGTAATGTAAACCAAACACCACTTCCGTTTTCTTGTGTATATTCCCAACTTACACCATCGGTTGTAATAGGAAGATTTGCTAATCTACCTGTACCCATATTCCAATCTGATGCTAATGGGTAGCTAAAAATAGTATAATTTAATGGAATTGAAGTAGCATTAGCTAAGTATAATTTTAAATAACAATCAAAACTAGCTGTACCAACTTTATTACTAATGATATCATTAATTTCATCTGAGGGGAACTTAATTAATATTCGTGATATTTCATTAGTACTATCAATAGATTCAAAAGTGCTAAGTTCTAATACCTCGTCTAATCCAGTATTTAAAGTTGGATAATACGAGAAAAGTGTAGCACTTTTTTCAGGAAATATTTTATATACAGCCATTACTTGTTATTTTATGCTAATAAGTGATAGTATTCTTTAAAGTGTTTAAGACGATCAGGTAAACCAATTGTACCACCATTAACACATTTAGTTACAGCAGTTACAGCAGTATCAGAAGCGTCTGTACATTTACCCAAACAATTCTTGCTAAAGAACCAAGCAGCAGATAATAATGGATATTTAGTAGCAACTAAATCAGGATTAGCAACAATATCTTCACCAATTGCTTTACCAAATGCTGTATAATTATCTTTACCTGTTAATTGAATATATCCACGTCCACGGAATTTAAATCCATCACCTGATGCTTCAGGACCATTACCCATACGACCACCGTAAACTAAGTTAGCAATTTTTTCTGGTTTGCGCTCGTATAATTTAGCTTTGTCTTCTGTTGGGAAATATTTTTTAAATATTCCTAACAAACCTTTAGCTCCATAGTTTAGGTTTTCATTTACTACTTTAAATCCACCTGATTCGTGACCACATTGAGCTAAAAAGTGAGCTAATTTAATTGGAGTATCAATTTTAAATTTAGTCATTACGTCTGGAATCTGAGCGATTACTGTGTCTGGTACGTGTCCTTTTAATTTACTTAAGTCCATTGTTTTTTAATTTTTATATTTTTTAGAATGGCACAACCCTTCCTTGAATATCTGTGTTTGGAAATCTTACTTCAAATATACTTGGATCTACTGAAGGATAAATATTACCCATTCTAGTAGCTCCTGAAATATCATAAGCGTAAGGAGAATAGTCTCCTCCTTGCTTATTTGTAATTTCAACTTTAATAACATTCTGTACACCTTTGATTTGTAATAAACGAGATGTAATGTCAGCAAGTATAATTGGTTGATTAATACTCCACTTTTCAATATTAAAATGATCTTGTAAAGCTAAAATACAGTTTGTTACAACATCATTATTGCTATATCCACTAGCTACAACAATATCAAAATTAATTCCAATATTAATATAAAATGCATCCTTGATATTTACAGCATCAGTTACCATTCTAAATTGATTAATATATGATGCTAAATTAGATTTTAAAGTAGTAGATGCTGATACTAATTGTTTATTATTATTATAAGCTAAAATGTACATATCTAAAGATAAAGGATTGCGACCTTCAGTAGTTGATACTGTAGATGTTGGTATCATCTCTTGAGCTACATCTTGAGTAACATATACTTTAGCAATTGATCCATAATCAGGAGGTAAGGATAATGCTCTTACCATATAATCTTCTCTGGTTACAGCACGTAACTGAGATTGATAAGCATAGAATGCATTATTACGAATTTCTTCTATTTGATCTCCATTTCTACCACCAGATGATGGGAATGGATTAGTTACAGCTAAACTAGCTTTAATAGTGTCAGCTAAATTTCCTGTAACTCCACTAGGAAAATTAGCATTAGAACTAACTATTGTTGTGATAGTATTAGAAGCAACGTTTGAAGTAATACCTCCACCAACAAGATATCTTACAGTAATATCATTACTTGGTGCTAAACCATATTCTTGAGTAAAAAATACAGATGCTTGGTTAAAATTATTGTATAAATTAGATATACCTGGTACTAAACCAAGTTGAATGTTATCTGGATTAGGTAATATTGTATTATCTGCTTTATCAGAAACACCAGCACCAAATTCAAGTTGTAATGTATTATCTGATAAGAAACGAGACACATAACGACGAGGTACTCGTTTTAATTGTACTAAATAAGGTACACCATCACTTCCTGAATTAGGATTTTCAACTTTATCAAATATTGAAGATTGAGCTAAATAAGGTACTTCATACCAATTATTACCCTGAGTATCAGTAGCATCTAATATTTGTAAAATATTTGTATCTGAAATATTAGCTATAGAAAATTTTTCAGGAGAACTAAAAGTTAAAGTAGTTGATCTAATTTCAGCAGATATTGCTTTAACAGATTTTTTAAGTAAATAATAATTTGAATCTACAAAGGATATTGTCATGCTACCTGTATCCCTAAAATCTACTTTTTCAGTAGTTAAAAATTTAGTTCCACCACCTGCTATTGCACTAAGTTGAGTATTTTCAGGAACTACTAAAGCATAATTATAATCTGGTTGAAGATTTCCTCCTGATCCTGTTGTAGGTATTAATTGGAATACATCTACATTAACAGTAGAAGCATAAGATACTTTAGGGCGATACCCTAGCATATAAGATAAGGCAAATAAATTTTCTCTTTCTTTAGCGTATAATAAAAAGTTTTCTTGTATCTGAGTGTCTAAATAAAATGACATTACATCTCCTACATAAGATGCCATTTCTATAAACAAATTTCCTGGTGTTGCTTCTGTAAAATCATTATATACAGTTGGAAAATAAGTTTTAGCATAATTTATTAAATTAGCTTTAAACTCAGGAAACGTTTTATTTAAATATGATACATTATTATCTGCCATTTTATATAAATTGTACTGTTACTTGATCTGCATTTTGTGATATTCTTATTCTATATTTAACTGTAATTGATATTGAATTATTATTATATTGTGGTGCATCTTCTATTATTATGTCATCAAGTTGTACTTCAGGCACAAATAAAGATACATTGGTGTTTATTAATCTTCTTATAAGTTCTTTTGTATTATCTGTTATTCCTTCAAATAATACTTTTCCTAAATCTGTTCCAAATTGAGGATTCATTATTCTTTCACCTTTATTAGTAAGTAAAAGATTAATTAAATTAGATTTAATTTGATCCTTAGTACTATATGTACTATTAAATGGTCCTGCAGGGCCATTAAAAGGTAAAGATACTCCAATAGCAATATTGCCTTGTAAATCTAATGGATTAACACGTGTTATTACGGATGTAGGCATATTAATCTAATTGTCTTAACCCTGATCTATCATGTGCAGTCATGTTATTGGCTGCATCATTAATAAATGCTAAGTATGGGTTTACTTTATCACCTGTTGATGGATCAACAGCATCAATTACTTTTAATTCATTAATAGGAGAAGGTTGATTATAACCAAACATAGCCCCCATTTGAGAACGTAATTGTGCACGGATGTCAGTACCTCCTACTACATTAGTACTAGTAAATGTTGCTGTTTTAGATTCGTTTAACTGTGGTTTTTGTGATAGAAGTTCAGATAATTCTTCACGAACAGCCTCAGCTACAGCCTCTTTAATAATTTGTTTAAATGCTTGTACTTTCATATATATAAATATTTTATCCTTGTAAATTTTGTTGATCTATTACCAATTTTAATTGTTCTATTAAATCATTTGGGTCAAGAGTAAATGATGGTTCACTTTTTAATTGTTCAATATTTTGTTTATTTATAGCAACAGCAAAATGACGTTTATTACCTTGTACAACAAATTTAGGATTATTTTCTTCACGTAAAGCAAATGTAAATCCTTTATATGGAAGATAGTCTGTACCAAAAGTAACGGGAGTAGGTGAGGCGTTTTTATCTAATTCCCCATTAATAGTTAATAACTGAGCTTTATAATTTGCTAATATGTCAAGAGCCTTTTGAAAACTAACTAAGATAACAGCTAATAAAGCTCCTAATGCTGCTAATATTTTAATTGCCCTTTGTAAAATAGGTTGAAGTTTTATTTTTAAAGGAACTAAAACTGGGATTGGTAGTTCTAACATAACATTGATTATACTAATTATGATTCCAAATATAGTAACATAAACTGATATTCTTTTTATTTGTTCATTAATTTTATTAAGTTTATTTTCATTACTTTGTATTACTCTTAAAGCATTATCTCTTACTATTTTAGCATTATTTAATTTAAGAGGGTCATTAGATTCATTTGCTTCTATGATTATTTTATTAGTATTATCTACTAATTTTTTAATAGTATTATTTTGAGTAATAACTTCACCTATTCTATCTGTTAACAATAGTACTAAGACGGGTATTAAAGATTTAGCGTTTTTTAAAACAGCATTTCTTTTCTGTTGTTTTGATTTTCTTTTTTCTTCGTTAGCTTTTTGTTTTGATTTTGATCTTGCTTCTTTACGTTTTTTAATTTCTTCTTTTTGTTTAGCAAAAGGATCTTTTACAAAATCATCAATATTTTTTTTATTTTTATCTTTTCTTTCTTGTAGATTTTTTTTAGCTTCTTCATAACTTATTGTTTCAAAAGCAACTTTTTCTTTATATTTTTTTTCAATTTCAGAAAGTTTTTGTGGATCATTTCCAGCTTGCTTTTTATCAATATTATATTGATTTTCATATTTAAGAAGAGTAGATTTATGATTTATATCTAATTGTATTCCTTCTGTAATTAAATCTGCTTTTTCTTTATATAATCTTGCTATAGTAGAATTTAAAGCAGCATTTGTTCCTGCTGCTAAGCCTGTTTTTAATAATTGGTCCCCAAATGCTTTAGGTTGTTGAGATACTTTTAGACTAGCTAAAATATCAGGAGATACTAAAGGAGAAACATTATTTTTTATTAAATCTGACATTATGTTGTAAATACTTTATTTGATTGAATACTTCCTAATTTATCTATTAAATTAGTAACATCATTTAATAATTGAGTACCTCCATCATTAGCAGCAGGGATAGGTATAGGTCCATCTGATGATATAATAACTGCTGATGCTAAATAACTTGCTAAACGTTGAAGTGAATTAAAAGTTTCAAGTAACAAATCATGTGTTTGACTACCTAATAATACTGGTTCTGTAGGGACTGTTTTATCAGATTTAGTACCTAATAATATTTTTTCAGAATTTAGATGAATATAATATCCTGCATTTAAATTAATAATATTATTAGTACTAAGTTCCATATTTGTTTTAGCAAATAATAAAACTTCATCTTTTTTAGAATTAATAGTAACTCTATCACTATTTAATATTATTTGAGAATTAGTATATTTATTAGGAGCTAAAGAAGAATTTATTGGATTAATAATACTAGCTCCTGGTATTAAAGGAAGTATTTGGGTTGATGTCATATAAATAGAAGACATCTCTTTATTTATTTCTTCAACATTTGGCGCTAAAGATCCAGTATTAGTAGTTACATATCCGTTTACTAGTATAGTAATAGGATCACCATTTTTACCAATAGTACTCCATTCATTTTCATTTAATCTATTTTTATTTGTAGTTCCAAATCTAATTCCACTTCCTTTTCTGCTTTGGATAATAAGATCTCCTTCAAAAGGTAAAAGAGGTCTAATATCACTATTTTCAAAAAAGTTTTCATTAGTTCCTGGAGAGGTTAAAGGAGCATTTTGTTGAGGATTATTCCAGGTATTTACAACACCAAGATAATATTTCCCTCCCATGGTAGAAAAATATTGACTAGCTGGGGAAGGACTATCTATAAGAACAACAAGTTCTTCAACTAATGGATAATTTTTAATATTAGGATTAAACGGAAGAGCTATACTACAATCTGTTAATAAATTTACATTATCTGGAGAAAGTGTTTTTGAAGTATTATAATCCATATAAAATATGGCACCTAAACCTGCATATCCTCCTACTTTTTCAAATGCCTCTTTTGATGGAGTATTTTCATTTAACACTACTCCAAATACCTTACCTATTTGAGTATTGTTTGTAGATGGAGGAAGATAATTAGACGTATATCCTTGTGAAATATAAGATTGAAAGCTGGATAAACCTGTTTTAATTACCATTATTTATTCTCTATTTGATGTTGGATAGTTTCAGTTTGTTCTAATAATTTATTGCCTTCAATTTGAATAACACGTTGTTCCTCAATTAACTGTTGAATCTCTGATGGGTCAAAGAAATCATTAGGATTACTACTAGCACCAGCAGTTGCAGCACGTTGTGCAATACCTGCCATTTTAATTAATTGTTCGTTGTTTTTTACGTTAACATCAATTAAATCCTTAACAGTAGGCATCAACATTACTGCGGAACCTGCGTTAGATGATGCAAGAGGTTTTAAAGTATCAATAAGATCATTGATCTGTTTGTCAGTGTCCTTGTTATTTCTATGTATTTGTTTAAATATATCGGACAATGACGTGCTACCGAATAGGGTAATATCGTCAAAATTAGCCATAAATCGCGTTTT